TCGTTTTGGCCTGCAACAACATCTCCTAGTGCTACTCCTGTCAATGCTGAGAAAAGTCCGATTGTTACTCTGTGTACAGTTAAAGATCCTGCTACAGTAGTGTAACTTGCAGAGGCTCTTTGAAATTGTGCTTGTTGTGCCGCAAAAGTTTCTCCTGTCCATCGAGTGACAGTTACACCGTCAATCCAAGGGGATACAATATTTGATGTTCCTGTACCTTGTATAAGTCGAATTGCAGAAGAATTTGCAATAGTTTGACCTGCAGTAATAGGAGTAAAACCATCTGCGGATAGTCCTACAACGTCAATAGCTCCTGCTGGAAGTAAACCTCCTGTGTACGGTGCTGCTTCCGCAGTAGTTCCGTCTGAAATTAATAGCTGTCTCATAGCTTATTATATTTTAAATTGATAAATAAAAATTATTCTCTGTTCATAGCCTCTCCTAATTGAGTCTTATATCTTGGATCAGAGGATTCTTCTAAAATTGAAGAGGCTGCCATTGCTATTACCTCTTCATGTGTATGATCAGGTAATTCGCAATTATAGCCCAAAGATAGCGAGATAGGTTGAGGTTTCCTTAAGTATGTAATTTTTGCACTCGACGTTATAAATATAGCATTTGTGTATATATCTATAAAGTTACCACGTATAGTTGTAAGTGGAGAAGTGTGTGTAGTAGAATTAAAAGGATCGTCTAAAAGCCTGTATATATCGTCTTGTTGCGAAAACTTATTAAGTACTGTGTCCTCTGTTACAGTATTACTTTCAGGTACTCTTGTAAGAATCCCACTTTGATCATGAAAATGAGGTGGTACAAAAGCTAGTTGATTGTTTAAAGAATCTACAGATACAAGAGGAGTAGGATCAACTCCTCCTGAACCATCCCAGTTAAAAAAGTCACCAGCACCATCAATGTCTACAACTACAATAAATTGCCCCGGAAAGTTTAAAGGACCATAAGATTCCGCGTATATTTCAAATCCAGGTTGAGGATTTGTAAGCATATCTATTACAACCTGCTCATACCAAATAGGATATGCCGTGGTTGGATCATACCCAAAAGATACAAGTTGTGCACTGGGTTCCCATACTGTGGGATAAATTGAGGGTAGGAATGGCGGCCCAAAGCTAGTATTTTGCATTCTTATACTATCTACAAACTCATTACCGTTAACCATTAACTGTAAAAAGTTAAAAGTAAAATAGTGTATGTCGTCTGCAGGTGCGTATGTAGATACTAAAGGTTGACAGTTTTCAGTAAAAATTTTAGAACGTTGATTTACCAAATACATGTAATCTTTTGGTAGTTGAAACTGGTCGACAAAAATACGTCCTGGTCTTAGCTCCTCTTTGAACGTTACACCCGCCTCGTACTCAACGAGGAGGGTGCGTAGTTCATCTATTCTCTTTTGCGATTCTTCAAAACCTTCCTGATATACATTATTTTTCCCGTACCTCTGGTTTATAAACCTTTGCATAGCACGGTTTAATTCCAAGTCTATCTCTTCATCAAGCAGTTGATCTGCTCTTTGAGAGTTAATCCTGTCTACCGTTTGGCGCAGGGAAATATGCATATTAGTTACGTTCACGCTTTCTTAGTTTGAAAGTTCCTTATGTCGGAGTCTAAGAGTATTTAATAGGCCGGACCGCTTAGGATTTTTAAGTACCCTTATAGCATCGTCCATATCCTCTCCAACTGTCTCGTCTACATTCACTATAGCGCCACCTACTTTATGTAGTACACCTGATTCTATAAACGAGCTTATCTCTGCTCTTATGTCCAGATTATCATCTGTAGCAAATTTAAGGAATTTTGCTGGACTTTTTTGCTTAAGATCGAAGAGCATATTTTCTACTTGCTCTCCATCTAAGCTGTCCACTTTAACATTACTTAAAACTCGTAGAATGTTTTTCATTCTTACAGGGTCGTCAGAAGCTTTGATAAATTCCCTATCAGCACGTTTAGCAACTTGAACAGCATTGTTCTTTTTCTTATCGTCCTTGTTAGGGTCTTGGATATAAAATCTCATAAGAGAACTTTTTTCCATTTCCTCAATACTATCCGCTACAAGAGGGTGCCTTTTTGCAAAATTATATTTTATGTAATCCATCAGATTAAGAGGTTCTCCATCTTGATCTTTTCCCACTTCAAGCTCCATACCTGCAAATCCTATAGGGATTCTAAGTTCAGCCCAAAACCTACGTACATATCTAGACCACTCTCTATCATCTGGACCTACATCCAAAAGTGTTGCGAGATATTTGGTTTCTAGAACTGTATCCATGAACCCTCTTAAGGGTTGACGGTTTACAAATACACTTGAAAGTTTAACTACTGCTTCTGCTCGAATCTCTTTAGGGAGATGGCTTGCCACTTCTTTTCTTCGGATATAGATTTTCTTAGTTCCAAAGTCTATAGATGCTTCTACAGTGGTGGATTTTTTTGAAGTTGTTGTTTCGACGTCCTTCTCAGCCGCTGCTTTAGGCGCAGTTTCCTTTTTTGTTTTTGTTGTCATAATTCTTTCTAGTTAAGGTTTCTTGAGATGAAAAGAATAACTCACTCAAGAAGTAAATAAAGGGGGAAAGAATTAATTTCCTCTCCCCCTCCTATTTACAGTTTACTTATGATGCTACGCACTCAATATCAAGGCTAGTATCAAATCTGCTCAAGCAGACAGCACCGGTCTTCAACATGTGTACAGAAGCACCGTCTACGTCAGATGCACGTGAAGTGTTGGCATCAAAACCTTTAGGTACTACAGACCCCGGAACACACCATCGTAGGTGCTCACGTCCCTTCTTAGAGATCATCTTAAGATTTGCTTTACCGTCATAGTTAGACTGGTCAACAAATACCATTCGATAAGACTCCAAAGAATATCCAGTTACTGGATGAAGACCTCGAGCACGAGCAACAGGACCGTGATCAAACAACGGCATTTTAACCACATTGACAGCATGACCGTCGATGTGCTCATAACGCTTGAAGTATCCTGTAAGTCCAAGATTTCTTCCTGATCCGTTGATGAACTCAGTAGTTGCACTTGCTTGCCACTGATTGCCACCGAAGTAAGCTTTCATAGCAGTGTCAAACTCACGCATACCACCTGTACCAGTGTAAAGAGTAACCTGCTTTTGGTTAGCATCAGTCATACCATAGAAAAGGTCACCGATAATATTCAAAAGTTGGTTTTCAGTCAAAGAAGCATAGGTCTCACGGTTGATGATCTGCTCAAGAAGACCTGGACCTACCACAACTGGTTGTCCATTCTCATCTCGCATATTAACTACACCGTCATCGCCATACGTACGCTGACCATACCAGTACATCATCTCGCATTCTTCTTTGAACTCAAGCATGTGCTGGTACTCTTCGTAATCCATCCAAAGCTTTGTAGTACCGCCTCCTTTCTTAGGAAGAGAGAACTCTGCTACAAAATCTTTAGCGTTACCTGACATATGGTAAGACTTACGTACTGTGGTAAGCTTGTTACGTACAAGCCCTGGAGCTTGCCAGTTAGAAGCATTTCCACGAGAGAAGTCAACTCCAACTGGAGCAAACAACTGAGCCCATAGGTCTCCTGCATTAAATCCTGCAGTTAGAACTGTAGCTGCAGCTGGATTTACAAGTTGAAGGGTGTATACCCATCCTTGTCCATTTCCAGAAGCAACAGGCTCTCTCATAATACGAGCTTGCTCTCCTGCTCCGTTCACAAGAACGTAAGGAAACACAAACCACTTATCAGGGAATGTTAATTCAAAAGTAGATCCACCTTGTCCAAGGTTAGCTCCACCGTTAGTGACTGCCACAGGGCGAGTCATTAGTTTTCGAGTTGCTACACGATACTCATACTCCAATCGGTCAATTGATTCTACATTACCTACACCTTCAGACAAAAATGAAAGTGGGAAACGCATATCATCTCGGCCTGCGAGGTGTGTGACTATCGGAGACAGCTCAGTCGGCTTTGACAACATTGCGTTAGCCAGACTGTTCATGTCTGTCATCTGCGCATCGTTGAAAGTCGTGCGTACAACGGAGATGTTAGTTCCTCCGTTAGCTGGTCCATTAATCATTGTTTCTATTATTTAAAGTTCGGAGATCAGCCTCCTAGGTTAGAAATGTCAAGATCTAAAGAGTCAATATCTCCACTTATACTGCTATTAGCAGTTCGGACACTTTTAGCCTTTTTACTATTACTTTCTAACTTTGCTTTTAGGGATTTAGCAGCTTTTGTAGTTGCTTTCTTCCCAATAAATTTATCAATATCAAATCCTTTGAACATCAAAAAGTCAACGGCTAGTTTTT